GAGTGGTTTAAGGCAGCGGGTATCCGCGCAATCAAAACGGTGGCCCAAACAGCTGTTGCCGTCATCGGCACAGGCACTGTGCTGGGGGATGTGGATTGGGTCGCTACTGCGTCAGCGGCATTGCTGGCAGGGGTGCTATCCTTGCTGACCTCTGTGGCAGGCTTGCCGGAGGTGAACAATGGCAACTAAAATTGCAATTGATGCAGGACACGGTCTCTATACGGATGGGAAGCGTTGCCTGAAGAGCATCGATCCCAATGAGACCAGAGAGTGGTGGCTTAACCAGCGTGTTGCAAACCTGGTTATAGACCACCTCGAGCGTTGCGGAGCAGAAGTCTTGAGAACAGACGATGACTCTGGTAAAACGGATGTCGCGCTGTCTATCCGCTCCTCAAAGATTAACCAGCGGGGTGCAGACTATTCTGTGTCCATACACCATGATAGTGGTGCAAATGGCTCCTCTGCTGGAGGGTGTACAGTCTTTGTATACAGTGGTTCTCACAGTGCTAAGAGTAACACTCTACAGAGCAATGTCTACAATGCTGTGATCGCTGAGACTGGGAAGTTTGGAAACAGAGCAAACCCGCTGAATTCCGCGAATTTCCACATGGTGAGAGAGCCGAAATGCCCTGCAATCCTGATTGAGTGCGGATTTATGGACTCCACAGTAGACACCCCAATGATTCTTACAGAGGGATTTGCAGCTAAAGTGGCAAAAGGTATTGCAAAGGGCATCTGTAAGACTGCTGGACTAGCTTGGAAAGACATAGAGGAGGAGATTGACATGACTAAAGATGAACTAAATGCCCTTATTGATGAGCGAGTAGAGGCCAAGCTGGCAACTCTCACCAGTATCAGTAACACTGGGGATAATCCCTCTGAATGGGCAAAGACTGCCGTTGAATGGGCAAAGGCTCAAGGCATTTTTACCGGAGACGGAGCAGGCAATTATGGGTGGAAGAGGCCCATCACCCGTGAACAAGTGGCACAGGTGCTCTACAATATGCAGAAGAAGTGAAGCCAGAATCCCCCTGTCTTAACTGTGCCCATAGGTGTGTATTGTGTCACAGCACATGTGAAAAATACATTGGGTTCAGAGCTGATTTAGAGCTGTTCACCACTGAGCAACACAAAGAAGACAGCTTTGTGAACTACATTGTAGATCAGCAAAAGAGAACGAGTAAAAAGCACAAGAAATAACGTGAATGATAGGAGAAATAGATGAGTATTAAATCTATGAATGCAGTGATAAACGGTCAAACCGTTACACTGAATTACAACTCCAACACGGGGTATTGGGAGGCCTCTACAAGTGCTCCCTCTACAACGAGCTGGGGACAAACAAACCACAAGTACGGTATTTCTGTTACAGCAACAGACGAAGCCGGAAATGCAACCACTATTGATAGATCGGACACCACCTTTGGTGAAAATCTCCAGCTGAGGGTGCTTGAAAAGGTTAAGCCCACCATTACAGTACAAGCTCCGACGGAAGGTGCATTCATCACCAGCAATAAGCCGACCATTAAGTGGACTGTTACTGATACAGCCTCTGGCATTGATTCCTCGACGATCTCTGTTAAGATTGATGACCAAACGACAGTTACAAGCGGAATTACAGCTACAGCAACAACTGATGGGTACACTTGCAGCTACACTCCGTCTACAGCTCTTGGCGAGGGAGCTCACACTCTGCGGTTTAACGTCTCTGATAATGATGGGAATGCTGCAACTGAAGTTACTGTTACATTCAAGGTGGACACTGTTCCTCCCACGTTGACGGTCACTACTCCCACGGATCAATCTTATAGCGCATCTACGGCGGTTGTTGTTTCTGGCACTACAAATGATGCAACCTCTAGCCCTGTGACTGTAACTGTACAGGTTGGTTCTGGTACTGCGCAGTCCGTCACTGTTAACTCTGATGGATCGTTTAGCACCTCTGTCACTTGTGTTGAGGGTAGCAATACCATCACAATCACTGCAACTGATGCAGCCGGAAAGATCACAACTGTTACTAGAACGGTGACTGTTGATACCAAGGCCCCTGTGTTTGTTGAGGTGAGTGTGACTCCTAATCCTGTCGATGCAGGTGCAACCTATGTGATCAAAGTTAAGGCAACTGATGCCTGATGATTACAAGATTGTATGGTACTTGTAACGGTCAAGCGATAGAATTTCTGCACAGAGACGGGGACATTTGGGAGGCCACTGTCCCCCGTCTCACGACCGGAGAATACCTTGTAAACCTTATAGCTGAGGATGATGCTGGTAATAAGGGCTATTTTGTTGATCTATTGCTCTCCTATAGTATGGTTGGGCTAACAATGCGTTGGTCACGACCCTGCTATACAGAGCAACTTGTAGAACCGCAGTATCAATCAATGCAGCTAAAACCATTCTATGAGTTAAGGAGTGTGAATTCCGTGCGAGAATCGTTCCTGCTCGGAGAAGAACGCTATGTCTCCTTTGAGGTGATCCCAACAAAAAGCGATGATGACTTTAGGATTCTCCAGGCTGACTGGGAACTGATCCTAAAGGGCGAAGTCGAGAGCTCCGGTTCTTGCCGAATCGAGGGGCATACAATCTCTTCTCTAGTCTGCCCGAAAACGAAGCACAAGTCCTATGATCTAGTGGTGACCTATCTGATTGGCAACGAAACATTAAAGGCTCTAACTCAAATTGAGGTGGTGTCTCCTAAATGATAAAGTTTGAATCTGTACAAATAACACCAAGTACGGTGTACACCGGAGAATCCTACATTATCCGAGTTAAAGCCAAGTCTATCAAAGATGTATTCAAGTTCCCTCTGATCATTCCTAAGATCCTTGGCATAATCTTCAAGCGAGGTGATTCAAATGGGTAAACCAGATGTGACAATGAACATTGGGAGCCTCTTGGGGATCCCAGCAAGTATGGTGAAAGCCGAGCTTGAAGGTCTGTATGGTACTAACGTGCTCCGAGACATGTACGAGATTATCCGTCTCTACAGTGTGTATGAGCATGGTGCTGATTATACCCAAGAGGGAGCACTAGACTACACCCCATCCGATCTTAGATACAAGACAACCCGTTCCCTGGTGGACAAAGAGACAAGATTTTTGTTCTCAAAATCCCCTGACTTTTGGGTTGATGTCAATCTAGGAACCAGTAAAGCTGAGCGAGAGACAGCAAAAGAAGCAGCCTCTATCTATCAGAACTTGTTAGACAGTGTGCTTGAAGAAAACCATTTTAAAGATGTGCTACTCAAAGCTGCAAAAGACTGTTTCATCGGGAAACGAGTTGCTCTCATGTTCAACATCAACGAAGACAGTGGAATCCAAATAAGCTTTCTCCCCAGCCTTGAGTTTGTGTACGATGTTGATCCAAACAACGCAAATGTGCTCACTAAACTTGTGGCATTTTACGGTCTCAATGACGAAAAGTCTAAGATCGATCAAAGAATCTACAAGAAGAAGTACTGGATAGAGAACGACCTTTGCTGGTACTCAGAAGAGGTCTATGACGGGATGGGAAATCTGGTTGAGATTATCCAAGACCCAACCACTACCAGATTTAGTTATATCCCTGCCTATGTGCTCATAAATGACGGTCTGACTGGAGATCTAATCGGCACCTCGGAAATCGCACAGCTGGAAGACTATGAGAGCTGGTACAGCAGACTTGCAGCTGCTGATATGGATGCCGAGAGGAAGGGTATGAATCCAATCCGGTATACCATCGACGCATCTCCTGAGTCAACCAGCGGGTTGTCTATCTCTGCAGGAGCGTTCTGGGATCTGTCCAGTGACCAAAACCAGGCACAGGATAAATCTGCCCAGGTTGGTGTCTTGGACTCTCCTATGTCCTACTCGACAGCTCTGGGAGTGACTCTTGATCGCATCAAAAACACCATGTATGAGCAATGTGCAGTTCCCAACGTGTCTCCAGAAGCTATGAAGGGTGTTGTATCCTCGGGTAAAACTCTTAAGGCAATCTACTGGGATCTGATTGTTCGGTGTGAAGAGAAGATGCTGGTTTGGCGTCCTGCCCTACAGTTCCTTGGGGAGTGCATTATTGAGGGTGTTCGACTTTATCCTGATGCTGGGAAATTCTACATAGACGAGGCTCTCCCTGATGTCCCTTACACTATCCGAGTTGACAATCAATACCCGCTTCCAGAGGATGAGCAGGAAGAGAAGCAAGTGGATCTTGCTGAGGTCAATGCTCAGACGATGTCAAAGAAAGCCTATATGAAAAAGTGGCGCAATTTGACTGATGATGAAGCCGAAGAGGAGCTAAGACAAATTGCCTTGGAACGACAGATCTTGGAGGATGCCTTTGTAGAGCCTCCTACAGACCTTTCTTCGGAACCAACTGAAGAACTCACTGAAGAAGTTACTGAAGAAAACGTTGAGCCTGAAGAGTGAGGTGAAATAAATTGCCTGGAAAGCTGAATTTAAACACAGCAGAACAGACACGAGTTGACCTCACAGTCAAGCAGCAGAAGCAGATTCGCTCCGTGTATGAAAGTGCAGCTGCAAATATTGCAAAGCAAGCGGAAAAGATCCCTTTGACCACATCTAGCATCCTACGGCAGCAGTATTTATCAACACTGCAAGGACAGATTACCACAGAGCTGGACAAGATCCGTTCAGAACTTGGGGAATCCATTAAGGGTAATATGGGTGCTGTCTCTGATGCAGTCATACAAGACAATGTCACTTTCTTACAGAGTGTCAACATGCCTGTTGAGGGAGCCTTTTCCAGAGTCTCTGATGAGGTCATCCGCTCAGTAACAACAGGGCAGCTGTACGACGGAAATTGGAGCTTGAGCAGAGCACTGTGGAAAGATGAGAAACGGACTCAGCAAGATGTTCAAAGCATTGTTGCACAGGGCATTGCACAGAATAAGAGTGCTTATGATATTGCAAAAGACCTTGAAAAATATGTTAACCCATCCGCTCGAAAAGATTGGGATTGGTCAAAAGTTTACCCAGGTACTAAAAAACAAGTTGACTATAACGCTCAGCGTCTTGCTCGAACAATGGTGTCTCATGCTTATCAACAGGCATTTGTAAGGACGACTCAAAACAATCCTTTTGTTACTAAATACCAATGGATTGCTTCTGGGAGCAGAGTGTGCCCAATTTGTGAGGACAGAGATGGGCAGTATTATGCTAAAGATGATCTGCCATTAGACCATCCCAATGGGATGTGTACTTTTGTAGCCGTTATTGAGGACAGCATGGAAGACATTGCCGATAGAATAGCCGATTGGGTTGAAGGTGGAGCTGACACCGAACTAGATGAGTTTGCTAAATCCTTAGAAGGTTAATTTAATTATAGGAGATGATACTATGCAGATTGCACCAAAACAAACAGCTGCTAAATTCCCACTCCCTGTTGTGGATAATAGTGTCCTTTGCGACATCTGCAGAAAAAGGTTTCAGCTGAGCAGAAACAACCTCAAAGAAGAGACTGTGACTCTTGAAAAAGGTGGGCAGACTCATGAAGTCCGGTTGACGTATCTGTACTGTCCACACTGTGGCAAGCATTACCCGGTAATCATGGATGATGAGAAGACTCTTCCGATTCTAAACAGCTTGAAAGAGATGATGATCCGCAGAATAAAGTTCAAGAGCCGAGGAAAATCTGTCCCAGAAAAGCTCGAGCAGAAGTATAATCGTCTTAATCAAAAATTGGACTTCAAACGTCAGGAATTGGCGGAGAAGTTTAATGGCTCTTTCTACCAGACTGAAGAGGGTAAAGAACGACTGGAGTATCGTTACCATGCACGGTGAAGCATGGATTAAGGAGGAACGAACAATGAAACAGAATGAAAGAGACAGTTTGAAGCATGTTGGGATCCAATTTTTTGCTGAATCCTCTGAAGACCCTGAACCTGCACCCCAGCCAGAACCCGCTCCCATTGAGACCCCTGCTGGTAAAACCTACACTCAAGAGCAGCTTAACTCTATGATGGCAAACGAAAAGCGTACTGCAAGACAAGCACTCTTGAAAGAGCTTGGGTTTGACATCAAAGACGATAAGGACTATCGAAACACAGTGAAGAGCATAAAAGACTCTCTTGATGCGGGTAAAACCCAGCAACAGCTTGATGCAGAGGCAAGATCGGCAGCAGAAACCGCTCAGGCTCAAGCAGAGGCAAAAGCTACTCGGTTAGAAATGAAGGTCGCAGCATTGTCAGCAGGAGTAAACCCCGAGTTTCTTGACGATGTAATTGTCCTTGCACAATCAAAAGTGAGCGAAGACATGCCTGTTGATAAGGTTTTAGCAGAGTTTAAAACCAAGTACCCTGCATTCTTCAAGGAATCCTCTAGTAATTCTGGGACAGGTCGTCCCAATAACCCGGCTCGCAAGGGCACTGCGGGAACTGAAGGGCTTGGAAAACGGCTTGCAAAATCCAACAAGCCCTCAGAAAAGAGTGCCTATTTTAAGAACTAACATGACACAAGGAGGAAAATTGTATGCTCAACCAGTCCGGTATTAACAAAGTCGTCGGTGCTGCTCCTGTACAGATCCTGTTCAATGTCCAGAATCAGGTGTCTGTGGGCATCAAGCTGGCGAAAGACTTCGAAGGTGCTGTTGTCGAAAACAACAGAAAGATTGTAAAGGCGGGCACCCCCCTGAATGGTGATCTGACCGCTCGTGAAACCCCTTTTACTGCTGCTTCCGATGACGCTGTCGGTATCCTGCTCCACGATGTGGATGTGACGGACTCCGATGCAAATGCAACCCTGCTCATTTGGGGTTTTGTAAACCTCGATCGTGTGGATGAGACCACTTCCGCAAAGATCACTGAGGGTATTAAGGATGCACTCTCTGGTAGAGTGTGGTTCCTGAAAGACTAACAGAAACAAGGAGGAAATTCTATGTCTATTTTTGACCTGATTAAAGCTCCTGAGTTGACTTCCTACTGGGAAGAGCACATTCAGGACATGCCCCCGTATCTGGGAGAAGAGCTGTTTCCTAATGACAAGAAGCTGGGCCTGCAGCTTGACTGGATCAAGGGTGCAAGTGGGCTTCCCGTTGTGCTGAAGCCCTCTGCCTTTGATGTGGGTGCTGTACCCCGTCCCCGTATTGGCTTTGATAAGCTGTCTACTCAAATGCCCTTTTTTAAGGAGTCTACCTATGTAGAAGAGGAGATGAGACAGGAGCTGAATATGGTGCTCGAGACTGGCAATCAAGCATACATTGATGCTGTCGTCAGCCGGGTTTTTGCCGATGAAATGAATCTGCTGAACGGTGCTCGTGCTCGTCGTGAGGAGATGCGTATGATGGCTCTAACCACGGGTGCTATTGCAATCACTGCGAATGGTCAAGCCTACAACTATGACTATGGCATGCCTGAGGATCACAAGTCCGAGGTTGATACATCTTGGTCTGATCCCACTTCTGATCCTATTGAGGATATGCGTCAAGCCATGGACAAGGTTGAGGATGACACTGGTGTAAGACCCACTCGTGGCATCTGCACTCGCAAGACTTGGGGATATCTCCGAAAGAATGAGAAGATTATCAAGTCCATCTATGTGCTGTCTAATGGACAGGTCTCTGCTCTGTCCGATGCCCGCCTGAGCCAGTATCTCATGGATGAGCTGGGCCTGGAACTGATCATCTATGGTAAGAGATATACTGATGATTCTGGCAAGGCAACTCAGTTCGTCCCTGATGACACTGTGGTTCTGTTCCCCGCTGGTACTCTCGGCACTACTTGGTTTGGCACCACTCCTGAGGAGTCTGACTTGATGGGTGGCAAGGTTGCCAATGTGTCTATCACTGACACTGGTGTTGCTGTTACCACCATTGAAAAGGCTGATCCTGTCAATGTGGAGACCAAGGTAACTATGATCTGTCTCCCCTCTTTTGAGTCTGCAGACAGTGTCTACATCCTGGATGTCATCGCATCCTAAATAAGGGGGCCTAAAAATGATCCAGGTCACTAATGGTTTTGTGACATTGCGTGTCTCTAAAGGCGCATTAAATTCGTTCTATGCATCTAAGGGTTTTTATCCTGTGGAGTCTTCAGAGCTCACAGAAGCCCCTAAACTTCCTGGGGGTATAAGTATGCCCCCCGTAGACAAAAATGACCCTGTAGAGGACTCTGCACAGTCTCAGGAGGATGTATACGAGGAAGACAATGACGGGGAGGAAGACGAAGAGGAAGTCGATTTGTCTGAAATCCCTCTGGGTGAGATGAGCTTTGAACAGCTCCGGATGTATGCTGACCAGCTGGATCTAGACCATGAGGGACTCCGATCCAAGAAAGAATTGCGAGTTTTGATTCGGAACCACCTGAAGAAATGAGGGCTGCACTGTGAACAGCATAGAAGACCTGAAAACAATACTTCGAGAGGATGATATCCCCTTCTTCACCGACGAACAGCTTGCTCTCTATCTGAATGAAAACGCAGGGGATTTTAAGGCTACTGCATATCAATGTCTGCTCATTAAAGCTGAGGATACGACGCTTTCCGTTTCCGGACTGAGCGCAAATGACAGCTCTCAGTATTTCCGGAGACTTGCAGCACGATACAGACCCCATAACTCCGGAGTGCTCAAAGGAGGCTATTGATATGTATGCAGCTAGTGCCCAAGCAAACAAACTTCGTCGCCTAATCAATACACATGGTGGAGATTTCTATTTCTCCAAACCAGAGCTGAATGAATTTGGTGAACCCAGCGGCAATACCGTGTCTGTGACAATCCGAGGAGTGTACCACGAAGAAACAAGCTACTCCTCAAAATCTAGTACAGAGGCATCAACCATCAGGAAGAAAGATTCTCCTATGATTCTATGCCTATGGGAAGATGCTCAAAGAGTTGCAGACGATAGTCTTCTCAAGTTCAATGATCACACCTATAGCATTGGTGGGATAAAAAACCTTGCTGAAGCTAACATCATAGGCGACATTTCTCTTGAGGAGGTGCAAACTCATGGCTGACAATCTTCGATTCGATCTGAGTGGGATGATAGCTGGTCTTACTGCTGGCCCAAACACGATAGATGCAGCTGTCCGACTTTACGCAGAGCAGGGAGCACTAAAGCTCCAGAATTTTGCTAGAGAAAATCGTCGATGGACTGACAGAACCGGTCATGCGAAGCAACGCTTGACGAGTTATGTCGGTAAGATTTCCAATGGCTATAGAATAACTCTGGCGCATGGCGTAGACTATGGACTCTGGCTAGAGTTGGCCAATGAGAAGAAGTATAGCATCATCCCACAAGCACTAGAGTATGTCGGAACTTTTGAAATCATGCCAGGGTTCCAAAAGTTGCTGACTAGATTGGGGTGACTATATGAGTCAGTGGCAAAACATCTATAGACACCTAAAGGCAGCTGGAATTGATGTGTACAGCCCTGGTCAACACCAAGGAGACTGCACTGCTCCATACACGGTGTTGAGGGACGCAGGGTTATCTCAATTAGCTAGTTTTTCTAGCACACAGGCACTCTATGAGGTACTTTGCTATGTCCCATTAAATCAGTTCAGCCTCCTAGAACCTTATGTAGAAGAGGTTAAGACTGCTATGGAAGGGCTAAAACCCGCGATCATGCCTATGCACTATCAGACGGCATCATTTCTCGACGACACTGTCAAGGGTCACATGGTCAGCATACAATACAGAAACAATCGCAAAATCTAAGGAGGAATATAAATGGCTACTAATACCAATCCCAAACCTGTAACCGAAATCCCCACAATTGACACGGTACTTGTGGTACTGGAAGCGGCATCCGGCTCTTATGCTCTCGATACAGCATCTACAATCTCTGTTGAGCCTCAGATTGAGGAGGAGGATGCTGTAAAGCTGGTGGTCAAGGGCAAGCTGAGAGCGCAGAAACCCGCTATCAGCACCATTACCGGAAACCAAATCACTCTGACTGACAATGTGTTCTCCCCCGAGCTTGTCAAGATTCTGCAGGGAGGAACCATTAAGTATTGGACTGATGAAGAGCAGACCTCTGAAGGAACTGAAGAGACTGCCTTTGGTATCAGCTCTTACATGCCCCCCACTGTTGGCAGTGGTGAAAAAGGCGAAGTCTTTACTCTGCACTGTTACTCTGCACAGTATGACTCCTCTGGTCAAATCGTGCAGTATGAGCGGATCACCTACCCCAATTGTCAAGGTGTTCCTGTGGCATTTGGGTCTGAGGATGGAGCATTCAGAGCACCTGAATACACCATCAATTCTGCACCTAGCAACAACCAGTCTCCCTATGAGATCCACTACACGAAGAGTCTTCCCACAGTTAGCTAATAAGGAGTAACAGCATGGCAAAGAAAATGACAATCACACCGATTTCCGATCTGGTGGAGGCAAGTAGGGGAACCCTTGTTGAGCTCCCTCCTTTTGTTGAGGGGAAGCCTTTTGTTGCAAGGCTTAAGAGACCCTCTATGCTTGCTTTGGTAAAATCGGGTAAGATCCCCAATGCACTGCTCAATACTGCCAATGAGCTGTTTGCAAACGGCTCTTATGACACAGATAACCCCGAAGCAATGAGCAGCTTGTTTGGAGTGCTTGACTCTATCTGTGATGCTTGCTTTGTGGAACCCACATATGCAGAGCTGAAGGACGCAGGAGTTGAACTTACAGATGACCAATACATGTTTGTGTTTAATTACACACAGAGAGGGGTGAATGCCCTTCAGAGCTTTCGTAGCCAGCTCGAGGATCCTGAGTCTGCTGCGAATGTGCAAGCTGTATAATCGGTCTCCAAGTGAACTGCTGTCCATTGAGGATGAGTATACCGGGTACTGTCTAGACGAGGCTTGTGCGTATATACAATCTCGCATAGATGCAGGAGAAACACTTACTTTCCACAAGCGGTACAGCAGTTTCACAGCACTCTATAAGCAATATGAAAGGGGGTAATGTCTGTGGCATTTGATGTCGGTACAGCAGTAGGTTATCTTGATCTAGACACCTCCAAATTCAAGAGCGGGTTTGCTTCTGCTCTAGCTGACCTTAAAACTTTTGCAAGCAGCACCGGAACTGTACAAGACAAACTGACTGCGCTACAGTCCGCATTCAGCACAGCAGGGTCGACTCTAACAAAAACATTTACTCTACCAATTGTGGCTCTGGGAACTGCTGCTGTTACACAATCCACAACTTTTGAGTCTGCAATGTCCAATGTTTCAGCCATTTCGGGGGCTACTGGTACAGAACTAGAAGCCTTGACCGAAAAAGCGAAAGAGATGGGTGCGACCACAAAGTTCAGCGCAAGTGAGTCTGCTGAGGCATTTAAATATATGGCGATGGCAGGCTGGGACACTGAAGATATGCTGAATAGTATCGGTGGTGTTATGTCCCTCGCAGCTGCTTCTGGTGAAGACCTGGGAACAGTTTCGGACATTGTTACGGATGCTATGACCGCCTTTGGGTTGTCTGCTGATGGAACCAGTACCGTTCTGAAAGATGGTCTGGAAGTTGAAGTGTCCAATTGTACTCGATTTGTTGATGCATTGGCTGCAGCATCTAACAGCTCCAACACAAATGTGTCGATGCTGGGTGAATCCTTTAAGTATGTTGCACCTGTCGCTGGTGCCTTGGGATATTCCGTCGAAGATGTGGCTGTCGCTCTCGGTACTATGGCAAACCAGGGCATTAAGAGCTCTCAAGCTGGTACAGCACTCCGGACAATTTTGACCAATATGGCTAATCCTACAGATAATATGAGCTGGGCTATGGATCAACTTGGAGTGAGCCTGGAAAACGATGACGGCAGCATGAAGTCCTTGATGGAGGTTATGCAAGACCTCAGAGCAGGTTTTGGTGGTGGCTCGATGGATGCAGAAGAGTTTACCGCTAAAATGACTGAGTTGGATGATGCTCTTTCTGCTGGAACAATAACTGAGGCC